GGCAGAAGCTGTGACGGTATAAATGCCACCACTGTTTTCAGTAACAGAAACAACGCGCCAAGTGCTGAGATTCAGCCCAGTAAAACCAATCGAAAACGGTGCGCCTTCTGTGGGCGCAAGGCTTAAGGCAGAACCAGCCGTAACGGTGTTGCCAACAATCGTGGAACCTGCAGCCTGACCAAGGCTGCCGTCAGGCAAGACAACATTGATAGTAAAAGTAGAAGGCGCTGAACCACCGAACAAATCAGTGTCGCTTTGACTTAGCTTGATTGATGTTGTTGTTGAGCCAGCAACGCAACGACCGGATACTGATTGACCAGCACGCACTGGGTCGCCAATCTTAATGCGATCGCCTGGCCGGACAGTGATGCCAGCGGCCATATCAGTGTCAAAGGAAACAACCTCAGTTTCTTCGGAGTTTGTGTATAGCAACCATTCACCAAGCCTTCGCGCTTGGCCTTGACTCGTACAAGCAAAGGCATCAATCGAGGTTTTCACATAGCCAAATTTTTTGATTCCTGCTTCGTCTTCAACTAACTCATATTGATAATCGCGAGTATCAGTGTCAAACCACTTTACAGAAACACAAGTAAATCGTGTTTTGCGACTAGAGCCTGAATATGTAAAACCAGCCTCTGTGACGTTTGATTGATTGAAAACATAGAGATAATCCTCTGGGCGATCTTGCGCAAAAGCAAGCGTTCCGGCTTCCCAAAACGGCATTGCCCTGAAGACAGAGCACATTTGCCCGATCAACTTGTAGGCATCCTGCTGCGTCTGCAAAACAACATTGCAACTAAATCTTGGTTCAACGCCGCCGTTCAGATCGTCAACCTGCTCGTTGCAGTATTGAGAAGCGGCATAAAAGCTGTAAACGTCTAGGTCTGCAGCAACGACATGGTTGCCGAGCCCGTAGCGTTTATTAACAAGAAGATCATATAAGCACCAAACAGGGTCTGAGGTCCAAACTGCTGCACCTAAAGATCCGTTAAAGGTGCCGCTATAGATAATACGCCCATCAGACTGAACAGTGCCGTTATGCGGAATCTGAACCTTAAGTCCACGAACGCGATATGAACGACGAGGTATTTGTGAAAATTGTTGTGCGTTAATCTTTAAGCCAAACAATGCGCTGTTTGGATACCGCGTTCTGTAATTGACCTTTTCGGTGTAATCGTAAAAGAAAAAATCACTCTGCTCGGTGTCATCTTCTTCTCCTGAGACAGCAGCGTCATCGCTTATCCGCTTGACACGAACAGCAATAGGAAAATCTCCCCCAACTTCATATAAATGCTTTCTCTGGAAAAGGTCATTGGTTCGACCTTTTATCGTGAACGGACCCGTGCTGATAAACGCACCACCGGCGTATGAAATCTCAATGTCATATTGAATCTTTGCCCCATCAACGTCTCCGCCTTTTCTGAAAATTTGTAGGGCTGGAGTTCCAACAGTGACACGGAACTCAGTCACGTCTGTGTCTGTAATCGTGCGGGTGACAGGCGTATCCTTGACGACCTTGACCCCAACCTGCACCGTCGTCTGATTAAGAACGCCGAGATCTCTTAAGGCCGCTTGATCTTGTGTTCCATAGCGAAACTCGTACGCAGCGTCGGTCGTAACGTCGAAGTTGTAGTCAGAAGCCTGCGCATTTGCAGGATCTGCACCGTCACGCAAAACCTGAGTGTTGTCAAAGAAAACATCTTTTAAGGCTGCAACGTCATATGTTGCAGTGCCTCGCGTGTATTGACTTGCAGATGGGAATCCCTCAATCTCGCCCTCGCCAAGCAAGTCGATAATTCTTGCTATCTGAGTTGAATCGAGATTGTCTTTTGCAACGTTTGCAGAGCCTCCGCCACCGGAGCCGCTTTTACCGCCGCCGCCACCACCACCGCCCGCTCCAGCAAGCCACTTGTCAGTCATATCAGATCTCCTCAGTGTTCAGGCCAGCAGAAATCGTAATGCTGCCTGTGACCACCTCGCCATAGATAACAGGAACAACAACACCAGAACGCGCAACGTTTTGCACCCCGCTAAAGCTGAAATTTTGCCTTGGGTCAGAGTCCATCTCTGGTGTTTCAGGAGTAGGGGTAAGCATCCCTGCAATGCCTGAAAGCACCAAACCCGCACCAACAGCACTCAATGCTGTTCCGACAGTGGTCAGCGTTCCTATTGCTCCTGGGGCAAGTGGCCCAAAAACTCCCATACCCGCTCCAAACATCCCTGCTCCAGGGAACAAAAATGATGCGCCGATTAGCGCAATGCCTGCAACAATCGATCCTGTGTTGCCGCCCGCACCACTAATTACAGGCGCAATCCGTATTGGCTCTGATCCTGCTAGCGGATAACCAACGTATTCAGGGTGATCGCCTAAAGGCAGTTGATGCCTTCCGACAGAAACCATGTATTCGCCCTCGCTTAATACAGCGCGAAGACTCGGGAAGTTAGCAAGCAAGAATTTGACAGCTTCGGCAGGGGTACGTGCTACGGCCTTGAAGCTGCGCTGACCAAGGTGTTTCGCCAGCTTTCCGTAAACCTTGATCACACGCATCATCTCACTGCCCCCCTTGGTAACGGACGATGCGGCCGGTGTTCTTTTGATAATAGCCGCCCCAGATGTCTCGGCTAGACAGGCGACCCTTTACATGATGCAGAAGCCGTTGCTCACCTACATAAACGCCGACATGGTTTAAGCCAGGCGAGTCGCCCAAACGCATGAACACCAAGTCACCTATCTCCGGCTGGCTGGTTTCTGCGTCAACAAAACCAGTTTCCCCAAAGCAACGCTCAAACATCGGGTTAGCGTCAAACGCCATGTTGTCCTTAGGGCGTTCCCAATCACGCAACTTGATGCCGCGCTCTTCCTGATACCAATCACGCACAAGCGTCCAGCAATCAGACACACCCCAGACCCACTGACGACCAATTAGCGGAGCCTTATATCCGCTGGGATCAATGCTGCACCACGTCCCAGAGCCTGGATTGCAGATGTACCAACGCAGCCCAGACTTTTCGCAACTCATGCGATCCGCATCACTAGCGATAGCCAATGACTTGGGATGGCTGTGGAAGACGGCTGTGATTTCTCCAGCATCCTCAGCCTCGGCGTAATCATCAGGGGACAGCAGAAAAAAATCGCCGTCGTCGGACAAGTTTTTGCAAGGCCAATAACGCTCACGCCCTTTGACGACAACTACCAAACCACACGCCTCGCGAGGTGATTGCTCCAACGCATGAGTAAGTGCGTCAGCCTTCCACTGCGTCATCCGATGTTCCGACCAAGTGACGGGAATGATCCAAACGGTAGTCCATTTGCATCAGATCCAAAACGACGCTGGCAGCTACTCAACCGCTTGCCGCAAGTGTCTTCAGGGGGCAAATTTGTAATTGTTGTAATCGTTGGCTCGTCAGCAATGTAAATGCCGTTCAGATCAATCTCAGTGTTTCCAACATCCGTAACATAAATTTTGAGCTTGCCGTTATTGCCAAGCTGAGCAACGTTATTGTCGAAACCCGTTGTATTTGTAATTTGCACAGCAACGCCAACAGTAGTCAACAGGCCCTGTGGCGTGTCGCGAAAATCATTTCCGCTGCCAACGCTGACGTTTAAGTTGACAGTTTCATTTCGATTAAACAAACCTGTTGAGCTGACAAACGTTACCGTTGGCTCGCTCCAGTTGAAGTCAGCTCCGCTGAAGTGATCATCTGGAAGATCTTGAGCTGTAAACGCAAGATCTACCGTCAACGTTCGCGTTCCTAACGTAAAGGTTTTCCGCACTGTACTTGTAGAAGAAAGCGATGCAGGAGCGCCATTGTTGATTTCATGTCCGAACGCGCCACGGCGCCCAATGTTTATATCTGCCGGATAAAACCCTGTAAAAGATAAAGCTGACACTTCACCTTTAAGATCAGTGTTGCTGCTATAAATCACCTCCCTAGTAACTGTGTTTTGCATGACTAGATTGCCGTCAGTCTGCATCTCAAGGCGATAGCTTCCGTTACCTTGTGGGCTTCGCACGCCGTTTCCGTGATCCCAGACAGCAGTGCCAGCCTTATCGTAAATAACAAGATTGCCGTCAGGTTGAACACGCAAGCGATACCAACCATTTGACGAGACAAGTTGTTCGCCGGACACCAACTGGCTGCCCGCAGTTAATTGATTATCACCAGTGTTGAACGTCAAGTTAGGAGCGGCTTCAGTGACTTCAGAAACGTCGTTTTCGGTAAATTCAGCACCTGTGTAGCCACACTCAGGGCCGCGATACGTCCACTGACAGATGTTGTCTAAAGCAATGCGACGCGGAGCAGTAACGCCCTGCATATCAAATACTGATGCCAGCTCAAACTCAACCAAGTCTCTGTTCTCCGTTACCTTGCGATCAACAAAATAAACCTCCCTTGGCATCTCGCCGGTAGATGTAGGGTCCGGCGTTCCGTAAGGGTTTGTATTGTTGTCAAAATTAGATGCGTCCAGGAAGCGACTCAAAGTCCTGATCCGCGTCAGCTTTGCTCCAGTTAAATCATTGCCTGGCGTCGTC